GTTGGTACTATTTGATTTAATATTCCTCTTTTCACACAAGCTATAGGTCCGAGTACCTCTCCAAAATCTTTCATTAACGGTCCCCAAGGGAATCCAGTCATCTTAATGCCTTCATAATCATGAGATCCTGTTTTTACATAGTTTAAAAGTTGGTGTAGATAATCAAACAACTCTCCGTCAATATCATTTCTCAAATTCAACGAATTTATAACTGAATTGTAATAAGTTGTGGCAGAAGCATAAGTTTGACTTTCTAATCCAAAAGAACCTGGATTTAAAGAAATATAAGACCTATCAGTTTTCTTAGGTTTTATTAAATTATCAATATTAATATAATAAATGTCGTCTCTATTAGGTAACTTAATTGCCGCTCTAGTATGAGATTTAGTTTCAGAATCAATATAAGTTATTTGAGTTCCTTCATTTAAATTGCCAATTCTAGAAAAAGTATTATTTTTATTTTTTCTATAGTAAGCAGAAGATGATTTTTTCACAGTAGATTGGTGATCACTACCTTTCCAATTTCTATTCCAATTATCAACTCCGTAACTTGCCATTTTTATTTTTATTTAGTGCCCGTGAGAAGATTTGAACTTCCACTGTATGGATTCTAAGTCCACCCTCTCTACCGTTGGAGTACACGGGCAAATGGAGAATAGGAGAATCGAACTCCTAATAAGTGCTTGCAAAGCACCCGTTATACCGTTTAACTAATTCCCCAGTAAAACCCCGAAGGGTCACACATCAACACCCATAATATGAGCAAAATTGCAATCAATTTCCGCAATTACTGTGCGAATATTTAAAATTCTTTCTGGGGTATACTCGTCACTATATCCTTTTTGAGAATCAAAAAGAACTTGACGTACTGCTCCAGCAGTAGAAAGATCCATTTTAATTGTCACTTGTTTTTGTTTAGTCATCGATCATCAGCAGCACGGTTTTCGGAGAAATAAACATCAAACGCACCTTCAGGATAACGCTTGAGAAGTTTTTGTACATTACGAGCAACTACATCATCAATACTAACACCAAGTGCCATACATGCCTGAGCAACGTACCACATAATATCACCCAGTTCAATAATCAGGTGCTCGCGGTTGTCTTCGTTATAGGGTTTACCTTGGAAGATCATTTTCTTCACAATCTCCATAAACTCACCACCTTCAGCATTAATGCCAACAGAGGCAGTCAGAAGTCGTTCAATATTTGCACCCTTTTCATCCAGTTCAACCAAACGGTCAGAAAGAGCAAGAAAGTCTTTGGATGCGTCAGAAGTTACGGCATCCACAAACTCAGCATACTTATCAAAATTAACGTGTTTAGCAGTTTCCATTAAAATTTAAATCCTTCAAACGATTTTTTAGGTTTCTTGTCTTCATAATCATTATACTCATCATCCTGCCCACTGTCAAGTATCTTGATAGTCCATCCCTTATAAGTTTTTCTTTCTCCTCTCAAAATACGACTAAAATAACTTTGGGAAAAATTGTTATCTCTACAAAATTTTGCTAGATTTTTAATTACCAAAATAGTTCCATCTTCTTTTTTTAATTCGTAAGTATTTTTTGAATGTGATTGAGAAATTTTTTCTTTACAACTTTTAGTAAGTTTTCTACCAGTTCTATATGCGATCATTTTATCAACTGTTTCTCTTGATAAAACTTTTCCTTTATGTGCTTTACTTAACTTTTGCTTATGCTCCTCGCTCAAAGGTCTTCCAATTAATTTTTTTCTTCTTTTTTCTATAGAACTTTTAGATTGTTTAAATCCTCTTGCACATTTACCACCTTCTTTAATATTAAATCCATTATCTATAGAATCATAATATTTTATCCAATATTGTTCTCTTTCATCTAATAAATTTTTATCTTCTATTTCTTCAACTACACCATAAACAAAATCATATTTACTATATTTTTGAATTTCCCTGCTAATTTTAGTTTCATTTATAGTTCTAAAATGACGCAAAACTCTTCTCTGCATTTTTTCAATAGTTTGCCCTATGTATTTTTTACCAGTAGATAAACTATGAATACAGTAAATAATTGCCATTAGAATTTAAATCCATCAAATGATTTTTTTATTTTTGGTTCATCGTCATAAACAAAATCTTTATCTTTACCAGAATCTAAAATATCCTTCTGAGCGGTTTGCTCACAATCATAAAGACGCATTTTTGCTCTATCAATTCCTAACACGAACCTCTTATATTTATCAGTTGAAGAATATCGGTTTTTCAGTTGTTTCACCATAATCTGTCCCAATTGCTCCAACTCTTCGGTGCTAATAAGAGCAAACATAAGATCAGCAGTGGCAGGGAGACCGAATGACTCACTTGTATCAGTTAATTCTGGATCAGATGAACCAAATCCACTCCTAGTGGTCTGGGTAGCAGAGACAATGGGAACATTGAATTCCACTGCCAATCCACGTAACTCTTCTGCAATTGACTTAATGTACGAATAAGAATTGATAGAACTATTTGCCTTATGCCTACTGGAAGCACAAATATTGAGGTAATCAATGAAAATAATATCAGGTTGAAATGATTTCTTAAGAGCAAGTTCATTGAGAAGTGCCTTGAAGTGACCAGAATGTGCAGAAGCGGTTGGATATTCCTTAATAATTAAAGATCCCTGTGTCTTTTTTACAATACCATTTACTTTATTTTCAAATGTTGAACGCGGAAGATCAATTAATTGTTGAATTGGCACATTCAAAAGGTTTGCGTCAATTCTTTCAGCAATGCGTTCTTCTGCCATTTCCAACGTAATGTACAGAACGTTCCGTCCTTGGAGCAAGACGGAGCTAGCCACATGGCACATGAATAAACTTTTCCCGACGCCCGTACCAGCAAGAGCGATGTTAAGAGTTTTGTTAGGGAGACCACCTTTTGTGATTTTGTTAAAGTATTCGAGATCAAATTCAATTTTGTCTTCTTTTCTGTGGTAAAACTCATATCGTTCCTCATAGTTATTTAAATAATCGTGCCCAATATTATTATCAAAAGATACTGCAAGAGCATCGGAAAGAATGTTTGGAATCGCATCACGATTCTTTTTATCATTATTTCCATCGGCAATATGGATAGATTCCATAAGTGCCAGGTAAATAGCACGATCACGACACCACTTTTCGGTAGTATCAAGTAACCATTGCTTATCAACTAGATTATCATTTAAAGAACCATTAATATCTCTGATTTCTTTAATCTGATCTTCGGTTAAATCAGTTCGATTTTCTACCTCAATATTGAGTGCTTCAATGGTGATTGCCGAACCATACTTAACAATGAATTGAACAATCTCTTCAAAAATGACCTTTTCGGTCTTTTGCTCAAAATAATCTGGTTGTATGAAAGGAATAACTTTGCGTGAGTAATCTTCATTAAATACTAAATTTCTGAGAATAGTTGTCTCAATTCGTTCCATTATATGCTAGTTGGGGTAAGAGAAATTGTTTAACTCTGGGAAGATCAAATATAATCTGAGGTAAATTTTCTAGTGGATATTGTTTGATAATCATACCAATATTTCCACTAGGGCATATTTCACCTTCACTAAAATTATATTCTAACAAAAAGTTTTCCATTTCAACGTTTGAATAGTTACTATATTTTAAAGTATCGATTTCCTGATTATAATGGCAAAAAGATTTTGACTTTAATATTCTATTTTGATTTGATCCCATCCAAGAAAAATGCCAACCAACGTCTTTAATTCTATCATCACCAGAATAAACCCACCTAATAAGATAATCGTATACACCACCACGAATCGCACTTAAACTCATATTTTTAAGTTGATTCTTATTGCAGAAAAATAATGAATATCTCCACTCAGCGGGAATATCCGGAGAATCTGAACAATATAACCTGCAATTACACTTACCTTCCAAATATACTAAATCTGCTTTAAAAATGAACTGAGGATTATCATAACATGCTTTTTTGTAAGTATCAATATATTTTGGATTTATAATTTCATCACAATCACTAATTATAAAAATAGTTTCTTCTGAAAAATTATTTGTATCTAAACATTTAGATATTACGTCTCTTTGAAATCTTTCTCTTGAAGTTTTTTGACTTGTATTTAAAAAATGTTCATCGTAAAAATCACAATCTGGCAAACATTCTTCAGATAAGTCTACTTCTATTACTTCTATTTTTTCAGATGGTAATTTTAATTCTGATATTGTTTTTTTTAAAGTATACTCTTTTTTATTACCACTATGAGTATAATTAGCGTCAACTATGACAAATTTATCTACATAATCTTTTAAGAGATTAATTCTCAATTCTAATAATTCCTTTTCATTAAAGTATGGAAAGCAATCTACTATATTATGCACTTTATGTCCCATAAGAAAATTGTAGTTTAGCGGCAGCATCAAGTTGCTGCATTACTTCTTCGGTAAAATACTGATCAGGATTCTTTAAAATTTCTTTACCATAAATTTTCTTGCCGTTGATCTCATATCGACCAGCGACATTTTTCCACATTCCTGCGATTTCACCAAGTTCAAGTAATCCATAATATCGATCAAGACCTCGTTCATCATAAAATAATCGAACTTCTACATCTTTGTTTTCTTTGCTCAAACGCGACTTAGCAGTCTTTGCCTTAATAATGTTTCCAATAACTTCAGTTCCATCTTTTTCTTTTTTCTTACTAAGATATATGATAGTAGAAGCGGCATACTTAAGACCACTACCACCCCCCATCTCCTTAGTAGGAACATAAGCACCGATAACATCATAAGTGTGATTGGTTACAATCATTGGAATTTTCGCTTGACCAAGTTTCAAGGTAAGCATACGGAATGCACCTTTAATCAGTTGTGATTTGGTCATGTCCCGAACTTCTTTATCATTCAGAGCATCATTAATCTCCTTACTCGTTGAAAGCATTCCCAAAGAGTCTAGCACAAAAATGCAGGGTTTTCGTTCTGCTTCTGGTTTTTTCATATACATATCTACTGCTTTGAGCGCAGTTCCACGAAACTCTTCAACAGTAACCACATTAACAACCACAAGACGAGAAGTATCAATTCCACGGGATTCTAAGAGAGATTTGGTAATAGCAGCTTCAGTATCAAAGTAGAGGCAATAACCATCGGGATTGGTATCAAGAAAATTCTTAACAACGGCGAGGCTGAAGAAAGTTTTTCCAGTACTAGACTCTCCAGCAATAGCAGTAATCTTGTTCCCAGATACACCACCAAATATGCTACCTGAAACCAGTGCATTAAAAATGTACGAACCTGTATCAACATAAGTCTCAGTCTCATCT